GGAGCTATTCACCAGAGACGATCCGAGCTGGTCAAGTTTTAACTTGTCAACTTATGACAATCCGCATATCAATCACGAAGAGGTGGATCACCTGCGTGATCAACTCGATGAGTTGACTTTCCGGTGCGAGATACTTGCAGAGGATGTTGACCTCGCTAACAATCCTTTCGCTTACGCTTTCGATGTGGACAAGCACGTGCATGATGTTGCTTTCGATCCGCATCAGCATATCTATCTCAGCTTTGACTTCAACGTGGACCCGATCACGTGCATTGCAGTCCAGCACGTAGGCGGGTGCATCAATGTGATTGGTGAGTTCGCACTTCGCAACAGCGACATCTATCAGTTGTGTGATTCGATCATTGCCAAGTATCCGAAGGCATCGCTGATCGTGACTGGTGATGCGACAGGGGCTAACCGTTCTGCGCTCACTGCCGGGAACACCGGGTACTACGATGTGGTGCAGTCTCGGTTGAGGTTAGGAAGGATGCAGATGCGTCAACCTGCTGTGAATCCAAGCGTAAGAGATACGCGGGTGCTTGTCAACAGTCTGCTTCAGAATTACTGCGTGAAGATTGACAGATCGTGCAAGGGGCTGATCACTGACTTGAAGTACGTGGAGGTGGACGAGGATGGAGACATCATCAAGGATCGTAGGACGGACATCCGGAAGAGCGATCTGCTTGACTGCTTCAGGTACTACTGTGCTACGTTTCATCGTGATTGGATTCGATATTTATGATGTATATTTGTAAGCATGGCACTATCGTATAAAATGCAAGTAAGAAATGACCCAGCTTTATACAATTGGACTGGGTCAACATTTGGTGTAGTATTTCAAAATTCAGGAACATTAACTTCAGGATTTGGAAATTCATTTGCTGAACTTCTAACGAATTTAGAAAGTTATTTGAATTCTTTTTTTGGAGGGTCATTTACAATAACAACTTCTACAAGTGGATCTTATACTGTTTATAACATTGATTATACAGGATTAACAACTGATCCTGTCGTTGCATTTGATAATGACATTGTCTTTTTTGTATTCACAGATCAAGCAGGTGCTTATGCAAGTTCAGGATTCTTTTCACAAGAAAGGTGCGTTGACGAAGGTCTCTGCCCCGATTGTCCAGAGATCGACACTACACCGTGCGACATCTGCTACGATGTGACTACCGATCCATGCGAGAGTACAATCTTCTTGCCCGGTCTTGATGCAGACACTACATATACACTCACGATGACAGACAACAATGCAGGAGTCAGCTACAACTACGAGGTGACAACAGACGAGACAGGTGAGGCATCAGTCATCATCGCTGACTTTCCAGTCGGTGCGTTCAGCACCTTCAGCAACTACACGGTGACGATCGTTGACGAGAACGGTGATCCTGCACAGGTGACGATCGGTTACACGACATACGATTGCTACAATCTTATATTCACACCATCAACAACAGTAACACCGCAGACATGATTAGCAATATGATTGACACGCTGATGTTCATGCTCATCAACAGTATGTTCATCAATGGACTCAAGTTAGCAATGGAAGAGGGAATGATCCTCTCATGGCTTGGCAAGTGGGGAGAGAAGTGGCTCGGCTATCTATGGCAACCGTTAGGCGGGTGCGTGACTTGCATGGCGAGTGTCTACTCGATCCCATACTGGCTCACCTTCGACTGGAATCTGCCGATGCTGATCATGTACATCCCGGCACTCGCTGCTCTCAACACGATCATCTATAACAGATACTTCGCACATGATTGAGATCATCAACTCATATCTGATCAAGATGCAATACTTCCCTCTGGGGCGATGTGCTTGTAAGGGCAAGCCATTCCGATGGAAGCACAGCGATGGTCATGAGGTGATGCTGTTCAACGATGGGAGATGGCAGTTAAGACACAACGGAAGAACTACGAGATATGGACAACAAGAAACAATATTGGGCGAAATTCAAGAATACTATTCGCAACGTCTGGGCGAAGATCATCACTCGTCTCGGTCACAAGCCGATCTGGCAGATTGAAGAGGGTCATGTGATTGAACCTGCCTTCATCAGTGGAGGAGTGCAATACTACCGATTGAAGGACTACTTCAATACTTTCAGTATGCGAGGGCTGATGGCGTTGCAGGTGTATGAAGAGTGGAACATGAGGATGCAGAAGGAGCATCTGGTATTGTTCATCGAGGCGTTCGACAAGATCATCAATGATCCAAAGCAGATTAAGATTGGTGAGTTGGTGAAGATGGTGAATGCCTTGAAGGAGCGAGTGGAGTGGGTAGTCCCGACATCGGAGATCATCTATAAGTTTGCGAGTGTTGCGTTCTTCGACAAGAATGAGAGTCCATACAGTTACGATCCTGAGTATTGCAAGCAGAAGATTGAACGCTGGAAGGAGGCAGCTGATGTCAGTGATTTTTTTATCGTGACGCAGCTGAAGGATTTGCTGCCATTGCCAACGCTATCAGAGGAAGATTTGCGGACTTGTTTAACGGTAATAGATCAGTTGAACATCATGGAGAGGGAGAGTCTCCAGCGTATCGCCTTGCGAAGCAAAACGAAAATGGATTCATCCAACGCACTCTGATCAATCAGAGGTATGGCGTGAATTGCATGAAGCTCACATTGTGGGAATACTTACTACTAATTGAACACACAAATAAATCAGAATAATGGGAAAAGAAATTAACATACTTGCACCGGAGTTAGGCTTCGGGTCATTTGGCATCGCAAAGGTTCAGATTGAAATCACAGAAAATGAAGAGACAATAAGCAGTCGATTGTATTACTTCAACATTGCTGAGTTTAGTTCCTTCTGTGACACTGTCAATACAGAGTTCGGATCTATTCATTTCGGTCAGCATTACATCGGATTGAGCAATGGAGACTATGATGTCTTACGATACAATGGATCGGAAGTGAACAGTCCTTATGTTATAGTATCTGACTTATCTGAAGCGATCGCACAGCTCGCACCGTAATCATGCCAACCTACTCTGTTGTTGATTTCAGCGACACTACGGTCAAGCTAACCGAAGACAGTCTGGAGTATATCTACAAGAAGGTGTACTGCCTGACTGCGGTGTATGGTGACTATGTGTATTTCTACACGCATCAGTTAGAGACTAATCTTCTGCGTCAGCAGTATGCTATTCTCTACACTGATTGCGTTGCACCTGTCGGGACTTCAGCAACTGATCTGAAGACGAAGATCGATGCGATCATCAACAACTACGCAGCGAATGCGCCATCGGTGTACTACGGCAGTTACTACGACAGCACGAATCAGACTAACGCAGGAGCGACAGCGGAGAACATCATCCAGATCGGGAGTGTATTTGAAGAGAATGGTGTGAGCATTCAGAATGGTGATGAGATCACCGTTGTCAATGCCGGGACTTACAATCTTCAGTTCAGCGCACAGTTTGAGAAGGGCAGTGGTCCTGATGCGTATGTGCAGTTGTGGTTGAAGTTGAATGGTAGCAATGTCGCTGACAGCAATACTGAGTTTGAGATTCATCACAACAACGGCACTTATGTCCCTGCATGGAACTTCGTCTTGTCACTCAACGCAGGGGACTATCTTCAACTTGCATGGCATAGTTCGTCAACATCAGTTCAACTATTGGCGCAAGGCACAGCATCATCACCGACACGACCAGCGATACCGAGCATGATCGTCACACTCACTGAAGTGATGGGCGTGAGTGGTGGTGGTGGTGGCTTCGATCCTGCATTAACTTTATCTTACATATCATCATACTGATGTATTTATCAGCAACGACACATATACTTGAGATACTCTCTGATGCGACAGCGACAACGAACGAGCCTGTCTATTCAGTTGCGTACAACGATCACACAAGTGCAGGGATGACCTTGCCACAGAGCAGCAGTCAGGGATTGCTCACTGGCACTACACCAGTGACTGCGGTGAGCGCACCGGGAGCGAGTACGACTCGGCAGATCGCACACTTGACAGTGTACAATGCAGACACGGTGACGAGGATCATCACGGTGCAGAAGGATGTGAGTGCTACGAATTACATCGTAGTGAAGGCATCGCTTGCCAGTGGTGCGACCTTGCAGTTCAGTCGTGAGAATGGATGGACGGTGCTGAACACAGGAGCAGGGCAGGAGAGTCTTGTCCTGACGCAGTTCATTGCAAGTGGCACGTGGAACAAATCAGCGACACTCAAAGCAGCGTTAGTATGCTGCTTGGGTGCAGGTGGTGGAGGAGGTAGTGGAAGACAGGGAGCAGCAGGTGAGAACAGATTTGGTGGTGGTGGCGGTGGAGGCGGTGCGCTTGTGTGGAGGATGTTCCAAGCATCGAGCATGAGTCCATCGTATGCGATCACAGTGGGTACTGGTGGTGGTGGCGCAAATGGTCAGGCATCAACATCGAACAATGGCAACACAGGCACGACTGGTGGAGATAGTTCGTTCGGCAGTGCAGTGATTGCAAAGGGTGGTGTTGGTGGTAGTGGTGGAACAACGACAGCAGGAACGGCAGGAACAGGAGGAACAGCAGCAGCGTCATCACCTGCGTATGGTCCTTATGCTACACCAGCAGCGAGTGGGTCAGCAGGTCAGACAACATCAAGCTCTGCGGTAGGTACTCCCGGATTAAGTGGATCACTCGCAGGAGCTGGCGGTGCAGGGGGGCAAGGCATAAACTCGGCTAACACATCAGGCGTTGCCACATCAACAGGTGGTGGTGTCTATACGAATGGTGTGTTGATCACTGGACCCACGACAGGCAACGCAGGTGTTGCGAATCAGGCGTTGAACTTTATGTTTAGCACATCGCTCAGTGGAGTGTATGGTCTCGGCACAGGCGGTGCAGGAGGTGTTCCAAGCAACATCGCAGGTACAGCAGGTGGGTCTTATGGTGCAGGTGGTGGAGGCGGTAGTGGTACGCTCAACGGCACAACAAGTGGAGCAGGAGGGTCAGGTGCAGGGGGATTGGTAACAGTGTTAGAGATATACTAAGATGGCGATAACGGAAACAGTAAACATCGTATTCGGTGTAGTCAGTGACGAACTCGATGATAGCATCGATAAATTAGTTCGTGCAGGGAAAGTTTCTAAGGAGACTGCTGCTGCTTATAAAGAGTTAGAGAACTCCAGCAAGAAGGCTACAATTGAACTCGAGAAATTAAATAAAGAGTTTGGCGAGAATAGTCAAGAAGCGTTAGAGGCGCAGAAAAGAATTGATGAGCTTAATAATAAACTAAAAAAATTAGATGAAGAAGTAAAGACAACGGCAAAAGATTTTGTTCCACTTCGTCAACGACTCAAAGAGGCAAAGGAAGAACTTCAGAAAGCAGAGGCTGCATTTGGACCATTTAGCGCAGAGGCGCAAGCAGCGAGGAAGAACGCAGGTGCGCTGACTGCTCAGCTTGATGATTTGAATCGTCAGATTAAATTGATTGAGCCAGAGGACAAGATCAAAGCATTCAGCAATCTTGGTCAGGGTATTCTCGGATCGTTCCAAGTAGCAACCGGAGCATTGCAAGCATTCGGTGCTGAGAATGAAAGAGTGCAGG